GCAGATCCAGTTACAGCAGCACCATTTCCTATTGTTGATGCTACTGGTGACCCCACAGGAATAGTGGTATTTCCAAGAAGTCCAGAAGTAATAATTTCGCTACAAGAAACTTGCTCCCCATCAAAAAATTCTTGAGAAGAATTATTTCCACTACTAGAAGCTAAGTAATTTACATATAAAGTAAGATTACCATTTTCAGAGTTTTCTGGTAAAAGAACACTATCAACAACAGCAGTAACTCCAGATCTCAGTCCAGTTACTTTAAGTCCAACTAACTGATCTACATATGCTGATACTGGAACTCCCTGAAATACATTGTCTAATTGAATTCCATAATATATCCTACTATAACTAAAATTACCAGGGATTACCTTGGCACCCTCTTTAAAAAAGTGCTGACCAAATCTTTCAATTTGATTTTGAAGTATAGATTGAAGAGTTGTTAATTCTCTAGCCTGAACAGGATATCCAGGTTTAAATAATACCTTATGATAATCATTCGTAGGGTCAAAATCGTCAAAGTAGGGTGCTACGTTGAGGTTCGTCTGCTGTGGCATAATTCTTTAGAACTGCAAAATAACTTTTATGTCTTCCTTTTGGTTTGACGATCTTGTTATAGATGGTCTGTTGTCAACGTAAATTATATTACCGGAGTGTTTCTTAACCTCTGGATTGGCAACACCACTCGTAAAGGTTTGACCAAGATAGTATGTACGATTATTTATTACGGTAGATATACCAGTAAAACTATCATCAATTGTCAAGTTTGATCCAGTTGTTGGAGAAATTGTTAGTGCACCACCTATTCCAGGAGACGATGTAAATTCAGTTAAATTGAATCCGTATATGGGTTGAGTTTGAGCTGTTCCCACGGTATTAAACCCTGCAAGAGATCTATCTTGCCAATATTTAAGAACACCAGTATTTTGATCATAACTTATAACTCTACCAACAGCTGTTGTACCTGTGGATATAGTTTGAGTAAAATAGGCATCAGCAGTGAAAGTTGCGGTGCTATATCCTGATCCTACTAATTTCAAAGCCCCCAAAGCACTCACTTTATCAGCAGAGAGTATACTTGATGATGCAAACTGTTCGGGGTTTTGAACAACCCCAACTCTTGAGATTTGATTTCCAGTTATAAAATCTGGATTATTATTATCATTTTCAATTCTAGAATAAAGGAGAACGTTATAAGCACCAAGTTCCCTATAAATGTCTGCACCATGTCCACCTTGTGGCGAAATAATAACGTCAAATGTTGGTCGAGTTGTTCCAGTTGGAACTCCACCAGATTCAAGATCCACACTACCATAAGTATAACCAGACCCCTGATTTGAAACCGTTACGGAACTAACTTGCTGATTTCCATCTATTACAACAGTACATTCTGCATTAGATCCATCCCCCCTAATAGGGACTGAAGTATATGTAGAATTAGCAGTTCCAAGTCCAATGCCTTTATTGGTAACAGTTACAATTTTAATTGACCCATCAACAGCATTGGTTCTAACAGGTTCATTATCAGTAGATGTTGCCCAGTTTGTGGGTACAGGCATGTAATCAGTAGACTCAAATTTTATGACATCACTTGGTTTAATAGTATAAAGATATTTCCAAATATATCCGTCGCCACTTGCTCCAGCTGATCTTGGTTCCAAATCAGTAAATGTTGGTTCGTCAAGAGAAGATCTTCCAGAAGGATTGTCTGGATTAATTCCATTATACAAACAAATGTATACTCTGAAATCACTATTCATTACAAAATAATTTGCAAGATATAATGATGTTGATCCTGAAACCACAGCAGTATTAGATCTGCTGTAGTCATGTCTGTACATATCATAAGTTGTTCCAGAAGACCAAGTTCTCTTAGGGACAACTTGTCTTACGTCATCTGTATTAATTTTTTTCAAGGCGACCATTGTATCCCAATAATCATTTTCCTGATCAAAATTGTCTTTTGGAGCAGGAGGATCAGAATCCCAATCAGATTGATAGTCTGTGGGATTTGTCAAACCAATGAAAGAATAGTATGAATTACTGGAATTAGAAACTCCAGCAACGAAATTACCAGCATTTAATATTCTAATCTGATCAGTTATAATAGCAGCCATTTTGACGGACTTTTTTACTTATTTATTAGAGATTAAACAAGATAATTTTTAAACTTCAATGATTTCGACCTTGTAATTATCGTTGATGTTGAAATACCAGAACCATCGGTAATTCCAATTCCACCTTGAGTATATGCATCATATGAAGTAGAAACGGATCTTCCTGCAATATCAATTCTTCCCCAACTATAATTTCCAAAGAAGTCGGAAGTTGTTATGCCTGATGTTATAAATTGATCAACATCAACGGTAACTCTTCTAACATAAGTAGTGATACCCTGAACACTAGTGGAGATAGAGACTGCAGTTCTCACTGCATACACATTATCTGCGAAGGATGTTCCTACACCAACAGTATTGCCTGCAGGGTCAAATGCAGTAATTGATGTTGTTCCTGCACCAATGTTAGAGTTTTTAACTACAAAGATATCATTTGCATTAAGTGAACTAATTGTAACCGCAGTTCCAGCAACTTTAGTATCTCTCAAGAATGAGTTAAACGGAATGTGAATATCAAAGATGAGTGATGTCGTACCGACCCCAACATTTGTAGTGCCAAATCCAACAATAACACCGTTATCTCCAGAATAAGAAACGATACTGACCTCCTCCTCAGTATAAGATGGTGGAGCGATGAGAACTGGTGGAGCACTTGTATTTGTATATCCAGTTCCAGCATTAGATAGTGTGATACTTGTAACAGTGCCTGCAGTGATTGATGCAGTTGCAGATGCAGTTGTTCCTAGTCCAACTGCTTGTAATGTACTACCAATTGTCACTGCTGGAGCAGATATATATCCAGAACCGCCATCAGAGATTGAGATGGAAGATATGGTTCCAAGACCAGAAACTATCGAAGTAGCAGCTGCTGCAGTTTTTGATTCTTGAGATATAAATTTAATTTTATTTTGGAATAAAAGACTAGTATCATTTTCATTTTGAGAGTTGAATATTGGTCTTAAGTTATCAACATAAATTACCGTTGACCCAATACCAACTGACTTAGTAATATAAGCACTTGGATTGATAACAGGTTCATAAAGTTCTCTACTCTTACCAACAGGAATTTGATCAATGAAAACATCTTCAGTTTGTCTACACCAGATTACTGGTCTTTCTAGCGCAACATCATTAGTATTTCCTGGTCCCGAATATGGATTAGTTCCAACTAAATCGGTAGATTTAATCTGATCAACAACTCTTTCATCCTCATCCAGGGAAGATGCTTGTCCAACAGAGGCATCATGCATGATTTGAAGCGTATCTCCTTTCTTGACAGTTGCAATAATGTCTCTAAAAATAACGTCAGTATCACCAGTTCCCTTATAGAATAAAATATCGATAGAATCTTCAAGTTTGGGGGCTTCAGTAAATTTTAAAGTGCTACCACCAGTAAAAGTATATCCTTCACCAGGAACTTGTAAAATATTATTTACAAAAACAAGAAGAACATCCTGAACATCAATTTTTGATCCTCTTGCTGATACAATTGAAATAATGCTTCCCGATTGTAATAATGGGAAATCTTTTCTAGTTCCATCAATTAGATTGTCAATATTATCTAAATTAAGAAGTTGTCCTACAGACCAACCAGAGAAAGAGTCATTAAAGATTTCATCTACAGTTAATTGGAATTCATTTGCAGTAGAAAAAGATGATGTTGTTGGTATTCCACTAAGTCCGCCAACAGGAACTGTCAATATTTCTCCATTACCAAATCCATATCCAGTATTTTTGAATTTAAAGTCAATCACGCTGGATCCCTGCCCAACTATAATATCAACAACAGCACTTGTACCCACTCCAACAGTGCTTGAGGTTGAATAATTTAAATGAATATTAGAATAACTTAATGGATCATCAAATACCACAAATGGTTGATTAGTTGCAGTATATCCACTTCCAGGATTTGTAATAGCAACACTTACAATGTGACCACCACTAATCGCAGCTGTACCAATAAATTCAATATTTCCGGTGCCTGTGCTTGAGGTTCCAACACCAACATTAACAACAGTTTGAATTCCTGCTCTGTATCCAGAACCACTATTACCTATACTGATAGAGGATATGGTGCCAAGTCCAGAAACGACTGCAGTTCCACCGGCAGATATCAGTGGTTGATATCCAAATCCTTTTGTGGATCCTACTGAAACAATAATTCCACCTTTAGGGAAACTAGAAATTCCAACATCAGGTCCAAGAGGAGATGTATTTGTTCCTTGGAAAGTTATAGTTGAAATACCCGAAGATTCTTCAATAACGTATTGATCGGATAATCCTGGTGTTTGGAATACGTCATTAACTAAAATAATTGCATTTTCTGTAGTAATACCAGATACATTTGATCCACTTTGCTCTAGTGTAAAATTATTTTTTGTAGCATTAAATTGATTTGATATATCATTGAAGATATAGTTTTTATAGTAAGTTTCATTGGAAGAATTTATTACCCCCGATCTCATAAAACTTCGTCCTTGGAAAGTGGAACTAGTGGTTATTCCAGTCCAGTCTCTCTCATCTGGTCGATTTGTTACTGACCCAATCGGTACGTTTCCAAATGGTGCCTCTACAAAATTCAATTGATTATCAACAATGTTATAATTACCAGTAATTTTAGTAACAAGTGCTCCAGTTGCATGATTTGATAAACCAGTTCCTAACCATGGTCTACGAACTCTAATTTTATTTGTAGCACCAATGCCAATACCTTCAATTTTCATTATTTCGGATCCAATTTGGATCAAGTCTGATCCAAAGAATGAAGTAATTCCACTAAATTCTATTATATTATCGGGTGTTGCAACTATATTGGATAATGTAGTTGTTACTGCTGTTGATACAACTGGAGATTGTATAATGTTATCAATCGCAACTATAACTTTGGCATTTTGATTGGTAGAAATAAATCTGTGGGAAGTTCCAATACCAACACTTTCAAGATTTACTACTTCTGGGGCAAACTTAAGTGCATTTTCTGCACTGGTTGCAATTTTTATATTATTTTCATCAACTTTTACTGCAAATAAATTTTCACCGGGCAAGAAAGTAGTATTAGATGCTCCAACAAATGATGTTGTAGAAATCCCAATTGCAGATGAAGTTAATCCAACATGAACGTACCTGATTTTTTCTCCACTTACAAAGAAATGATTTGGAATTTTAATAGTATTAGTTGTTGTATTAACAATATCACTATCATTACCAAAGAAATATCTTTCAAAAATAGGTTCATTATCGTGAGTTAATTCAAATTCGCGTTTTATATCAAATTCTGTTGCAGAATATGTACCAATATCATCATTAATAGATGCATTTGTAAATTCAACCGAGGAACTATTACCATTTTCTTCATTTACTGATATTGAATTCATAAAAACATTGACAACAGTATCAATACTAGGATTTGGAGTAAAGACTAGTGAAACTGTTCCAGCTGCAGAAACTCTAGACCCAAAAGTTCCCAATCCAGATGCTGTTTCTATATTTGCATATTCGGTCATGTATACTTCACGATCAGTGGTTTCATCTACGTAATCATCAACTACAACTATTTCAGATAATTGATAATTGGAATTAGTTGTATCTGCAACTTGTGCTATAAAATATGCTCCGTTAAAATTACTTGAATATTCAGCAACAGTATTAATACCAGGTGATCCTGATGCAGAAATACTTGTAGTTTTCGCTACTAGTTTTGATCTCTGCAGATCAATCGTTCCTATTCCAGTAAACGTATCACTAGAAAGTCCCACAGTAACAGTATTAATTGCTCCTGTAGTTGCAATACCAACTGCTGTGGGAATAAAATCAACTTTTAACAAAGATCCATCCAAATATGCATGATACGTCCCTGGACCAACTGTAGAATATTCTCCAATTGTGGTTGACAATCTACCATATTCAAGCAACTCAACATTTGATCCATCATGAACAATATTCAACTCAATCACCTCATGCTCTTCACTATGAGATATATCAGTGTTGATATTTACTAATACTTTTGCAGAAGTGTAAGTGTTAGCTATTGATACGATTGTTTTTGTAGTATTGGATGGAATTTCGACACTTTCACTTTCAATTAATGCAATTCCGCCAAGACTAGTGCTTGCGGTTCCAAGAACTGTATCATCTAGTTCATATGCTAGTGTGATAACATTATAGTCATTATTGGAAAATTTTGTTGGGAAGAAAAGTAGATTTGCATCAGATCCGGTTATTGAGAAATCGAATGATCCCTGATCATATGTGGTTTCAACTCTCGCATATTGATTGATATATCCATTAGATCCATCATGCAGTAAATCAACAAGCATCAATTGTCTCTGTGCAACAAATCTCTTATCCTGCACAAAAGTAATGTATTTTTTAAATCTATAATCCGCAATAGAACTAGAAGATACAATACTGAATTTTGTTGGTCTTGCATTACTATTAAATTTTCCACTAATATCATCTATAGAAAGAACTCTATTTCCAACAGACTCAAAGAAGCTTGTTAAAATTCTATTTGAAAATAAAATTTCATTTGAAATAAACTTTGAATTCTGATTTAAATTATTTTCCGTGACCAAATCAAAATCATAAACGCAATTAACACTTGCAAATCCATCTAAATGATTTACTGAAACTAAAGAAGATGTCTGTATACCAACAGACATATTATTTGCATTTTTTGTTTCTAATTGATAATCGGAGAATTTTTTAAATCCTAAGGTGTGATTTAAACTAGAAACAGTATCATTCCAAGTATCATAGGGAACTTTAGATTTTAATGAATATGAGAAATTTTGATAATAGAAACTATCTTGAATTTTTTGAGTGTCTTTGTTTAGGAATCCAGTATTATTCTGCCACCCTTTGATCGATTTAGAGAATGGGTTTAAATCGGCGTAAGTTTCAAATGATTTAATGGATGAGGCTATTCCTTGAGTTTTTGAACTCTCTCCATGTAATATTTCTCCAACAACAAAATTATCATCAGAAGAAACTCTTAAAGTTACTACTTTTTCATCCCAATCATCAACAATGCCAGTTGCAGAACTAGAAGTTACAGTTTCTCCAATAATAAAATTATTTGTTTTTAATGCTACTTTAAAGTTTGGAAAATGTTTTTGAGCCAATATTTTTCCAGAGGAATTTGTATTATCAAAAGTTCCTGGAAATTCACTTCCTGTAAGAAAATCTGAAACATTAAATGAAATATTTCCAATACCACCTAAGTTTTCAGTAACTGAGGTTACTGAAAATAACTGATAATCATAAGCGGATGAATTGTATCCTTTGCCTGTAGATCCAACGCCAACGCTAACATTTTCAACTAAAATTTTATCTCCAACAGAGAAAGGAAAAGAATTAATCGTGCTGAATCCAACCGATAAAGTAGCTGTAGCAGTTCCAGTAGATGGTATATATGTTATTGAACTTATACCAACTCCAGATCCACTTTCAGTCGGTATGATGGTTGGAATCGAATTACTCATTCCTTTTGTATTTTTAAGAATTTCAACGTTAGACTCTCCAGGAGTAACTTTGAAATCAACATCAGAAATAATCTTTTTAGTAATACCATCAAGAACAACTAATTTAGGTGCTATGTTAAATCCTCTTCCAAAAGAAACAATTCCAATAGATTCAAAAGAAGCAAGCGAATCTATTTTTATTGTTTGTGGTAAAAGAACTTTTGGATCTAATGTTTTATCAGATGGATATTTAAATCCAATATCTTTTATGGAAACTGATTTTATAGATCCAATATCAAGTCCAAAAGTTTCAAATTCAGCTCCACTACCAGAAGCAGTAGTAACAGTCGTAACTCCAGGCAAAGAATAATAATTTGAACCCGAATTTGATATCAATACTTCTGAAATAGGTCCATAAGTATGCGTGCAGTCAGTTTCATATGAAATATTTGCAGTTAATCCATAAGATGGTTTCTCTGCAGTTTCTGGCAATGAATATGTAAAACTAGTTGTTGTTCCAACAGTGATGACGTGTTTTCCATTATACAAACTTTCTTTTATTTGTAATTCACTTCCAGAAATAACTTCATCGTCAACAAATAATCTCTCCTTTGCTTTTGGAATATCACTTTCTTTTAAAATATCTAATTTATAATAAAGAATTTCTGGAATATTTTTATTAACTGTTAAGGTTGCTTTTGCACCTGCAGTTCCAATTTTACCCTCTTTCAAAAATTCAAAAGTCGAACTACTTTCAGATGTATTCCAAACTTTTGTAAAATTCTGATCGGTATATAAATTAAAATCGAAAGCCGAATATCTTGTACCCTGTTTGACATATGAAAGAGATGAGTCTGATAAATCAAAAGTGATTGTAGAATCTTTATATAAATCAATTGAAGGATTAATTGGACTGATTGTACCAAGAGATGCACTGGTTATACCTACAATACTTGGTTTAAGTTCAGTTGATTCAAAGTAAGTGTTTGATAATTTTATTACATTATCATCTACTTTTACAATATAATATATTTTTTCATTTTCTAATCCTTGTGATGGTATGGTTGAAGAATGAATAATTTTATCACCAGTCTTAAATCCATGAGAAGGTATTGTTATTGAATTTGAAGTGGTATTGACGCCAGCAGTTGCAAATCCAACTGGATTGATAATGACCCTAGAATTAAGATCGTTATATGATACTGTAACGATTCCAGTATTTTGAGGATTTACTTTTACGAATATATTATGAGGAGAACTTAATCCATGAGTTTCTGCCGTAGAAACGGTCACTAAATTTCTTTTTATGGTTCCAGTGATAACTTCATAATTTGTCGTAAAACTATGTGTATCACCAACACCAACAGATCTAAAGAATAACGTTGAAGAGTCTGTGTTAGCTCCACCAACAAAAGTTCCAGTGGTTCCAAGGCCAACTCTAACTGTAGCAATTCCAATTAAATCATCGGATATTTTTGCAACAAATAAAGTCTGACCATCAGTTAAAGTTACTCCTATTCCAATATTAGTTTCATCTTGAACAATAATGCCCGACCCGCCGGTTCCTGGGGAATATGTAATTAAATCTCCGGTATTAAGATTATGATTTTTTATAAAGATGCTCTTAGTTGGAATAAATGTTTGCGTGATTCCAGAACCTGGATTAGCAAAAGATACTGTCGTTCCAATACCAACACCTGAAATTGTACCAAGCCCAATAGAGCTTGATGGATCAAAATAAATTTGTTTGTTTAAATTGTAATTATAATCAGTATTAAAACCTGAATTAATTTTTAACTTTCTTGGAACTTCGTATAAGATCTTACCAACTGTGTGAGAGGAACCTGTAGTCCCCTCCACTGCCCTTAAAACTCTTATTCTAGAGGATAGGGCATCGACGTTCAATACTTTAACTTTTTCAGTGCCAATAGACAAAATATCATTTTCTCTTATACTGGGGTAAGATAAGTCTCCAGACACTCTAAAATAAGTAACAATTCCTGTAACACCATCCGTTCCTATGGCTACACTAGTAGTCCCGACTCCTGCTATTTTTAACCTATTAGTTTGAATACCTACCTTATAAGTTCCCTCAACTTTTGAAGATGTTGTAGACAATCCTGAAATTGATATTATATCAAGATTTTCAAAATTATGAGGATTATTTGAAAAAATCAAATATTCTCCTTTTGATTCTCCTGGATAAAATTCAACATTTTGTAATACACTAGATGCAACACTAATGTTGTTAACAGATCTTCCTTTTAATTTACTTACTTTAGCTGATACATTTTTGCCCCCAGTTCCTTCATTGTTGAATACTAATTCTTCACCAATTCTATATTCTAAACCACCAGTGACGATACCAATTTTTGAAATTGAACCCGGAGTTGTACTTACAATAGTCGCTGTTTGATCTAATTTACTTGGCACATACAAATATGGATATTGAGATCCATTTTCTAACAAATTATATGGATAAGTATTTCTTCTCCATTTATTCTCAACTAAATCATAATCATCTTGATTGGATGAAGGATTAAAGTTAAATTCATTTGGGATAGAGTGATAATTTTCTCCAATAACATATGGAAAAACTGGTTCTCGATAATTTTCAAATACTCCTGAGGTTGCAGAAAATTTGTCATTTATAGTCAAAAAGTATGCATATGTTCCATTTGGATATTCTGGTGTAATGCAAAATCTACCGTTATTTTCATCAAGAACATTTTGATCTAATACTTCATAATGAGTAAAGTCTTCAATAAAGAATCCCTCTGGAAAAATAGACGTGGGGGGTCTACCCTCTTTTAAATCTAGTTCATACCCAGATTTCATTTGAGAGATTACACCACCTGTAGCGAATTGATATGCGTAAGGTCCATAAATTGGATTTCCATCATATGCAAAACCAATGATAGGAGAGTGTTTAGTAGATGTTTGCTCAACACTGTTAACCACTCTTAAATCACTCTCTCCATATAAAGTATTGCCATCCTGATCCACAGAATAAACAGTTTCTCTTAATTTCCTTGGTGAATATAAATGTGTGTATTGTAATTGATTATCACCATCGACTATGATTCCATCGTCCTCTGTGAAATATTGCAAATATTTTTGATATAGATTAACTCGCCATGTTTTAATATCTGCTTCAAATACTGGCAATGTTTCTGTCAATCTAGTTTGTGTCACAGATATGGATGTTGTATTCGTATATCCAGATCCAGGTTCTATAACCTCTACTGAGGTAATCGCACCATTTTCAATTATTGGTGTTAAAACAGATCCACTTCCATCACCACTTACAATAAGATTTGGTATTGATGTATATCCACTACCACCATTTAAAACTATTATCTGAACAATTCTACCATTATTAATAACAGGTTGTAGTTGTGCATTTATTCCAGCATCAAGTGTTATTTGTGGTTGATTATTTAAATTTATAATTTCGGAGGATCCATATCCAACACCACCATTTTCCAAATGAACAGAAGTTACACTACCCCTGACAATTGGTTGCACCGACGCTTCAAAAGTTTCTGATCCTATGGAAGATATTCCAACTTTTCCAGTCAAAGTGACTGAAATGTCTGGATAATTAAATATGTGAGTTCCTACACCAATGGAAGTAATGTCAATATATTGCTTGTTCCTGTAATAAAATTCACTATCAGATGCTACCCCGACTTGAGATAGTTTGAATGATTCATCATTAATCTTGGTAATAAAATATTCTGTATTTGAAGTAAGACCACTAGCTACTGTATCTGTGCAGGTATACTTGACTTTTTCACCAGATTTAAAATCGTGATTAGAGATTATAATAGAATTTTTTACCGTGCTGATACCTGTGGAAGACGTTGCTGTTCTTTTTTTGTTTTCATATCCAGATCCACCACTAACAATGTTTATTGAATTAACAACAAGTTTTTTATTTACTGATTGGAGTGAGTGCTTTCCAATTCCATGAGAAGTTAAAAATACAGTATTAATTCCAGCAATAGCATCGCCTTGAGTAGGGTGCAATCTCACCGTTGTATTATCGATTATTGAAACAAAGTAAGAAGAATTAGTTACTATTCCAGAAATACCATCTTGGTCAGATGTTTTGTATATTACTTGTTCTGCATTCCTAAACTTATGGTAAGTAGAAAATCCAATTCTAGATTCTGTTGCGTTATTTCCAATAATTACTTGATTAGAAGATAAATCAGCAAAAAATTCTACATTATGATCAATATTTTTCATATTGACTTGACCAATAGCCCCAGAACCATTACCTCCTGATATTTTTAAAGTTGGTGCTTCGATATAATCAAATCCTGGATTTATAATTTGAATATCTCTAAAAGATCCAGATATTGCAGCATATCCAGTAGCACCAGTTCCAACAGAATCCTCTATTAGCAAATTTGGTGGATTTATTACATCAACTTCTGCACCCGGCGAAAGAACTTTAATTTCTTCAAGTTTACCATATCTAATTACATCTTTTGATTTATAATTAAGTAATTCAACACCATTTACAAACATCCCAGTTGTTCCTGGTTTTGTTTTATTAATAGAACCATCATTTATTGGATTAGAGAATTTTCTAAGTATTTTTTGCGATACCAAATTCTTTTGATTTAGTTCAGTTTGAATTAAAGAACTATTTGATACAGATGTCTCACTTGCAATAGAAACAAAATTTGAATTTAAAATATCATTTCTACTTTTTGCAAATTTAACAGTAGATGAATCAATTCTTTTTATAAAATAAACTCCGTCGTCAAAAATTCCAGTTCCACGAACAGATCTACTAGATGAATTTCCAAAATTATCAACAAAATTTTGTGAAACTATTTCTGCAGAATAATAAACAGAATCTCCTGTATAAAATCCATGATCAAAACCTGACGATATTTGTATCTCATCTCCAATGAATGTACCCGAAAAGGTAATATTTCTTTTTGATGCACTTAACGGTAAAGACTCATAAAATGGAATAGATGATGATGCAACGAGATAATCATTTTCATTATTATAGACATTAGACACATCAGTTGAAAACTGATTAATATTTGCAAATATATTTGAATTTCCTTTTGCAATATTTCTTTGAATTTTGTACGTTAAATTAAGATCAAGTTCACCTTGACTTCTAATTGTAAATGTTTTTCCACCAGATATTGCAAGAATTTTCGTTTCTTTTTTTGTTCCGTCACTTAATATTAGAGAAGCAAAATCACCAATTCTAAACTGTGAAACTACATTTAGATTAACTTCATATGTTTTATCAGAGGCATCAATTAAATTAATAGAATTAATATTGTAAATAGGAGAAATATTATAAAACCACTTGTTTGATTTTTTATTATTTTCTGAAACCCCTAAACTAGAAATATTAATTATACCACCTTTTAATAAATCACTCGTATTTGATAGTAAATTAATTGACCCTAAGACAGAATTGACTCTTACTTTTATAATTTCATTTTGATCTAACTTAGATCGACCATAAGCAAAAGTGTTAACACCAACAGTTTCTGCATCAGATATTGTGCCAGTTACATTAGAAACTCCGAAAAATTGAGTTAATGATTTTGAGGTATAAGATACAATACCTGTGGTTGTATCATTATATCTAACGTAAAGTTCACCTGTTGTTCCAAAACCAACTGTTGAATCAACATCAAAAATACTTGCACCAGATGAAACTTGACCTATAACTCTAGTCGAAGGCTCTATTGAAAAAGCACCATACAACGAACCATCTACATTGATATCTCTATTATATCCACCATCGAAACTAATTTTATAGAAAGTATTGCCATATCCAACAGATATCTTCTCAACATTAGTTATGGGAGCATATGAATTATTGATACTAGATCCAAACTTATATTCATCTTGATATAAAGTTGCATTTTCTAGATTTAATGGATCCCCCTCAATAGCTTCTACCACTAAATCATTAGTAATTCTATATTGAGAATCAGATGGAGATATTAAGTAATCCCTAGGTTTTAAAATTTTAACATCTTCATTATATAATGCTTTAAACAAAATTTCAAAAGAAGTATCAGTTCCTTTAGAAATATAAAAATCTTTTGCCTGTTTTATAAAGATATTTTGATTTAATTCTGAAGAAAGAGTTCTATCTTCAAGTCCAGGTAATAATTGAGTTTTTGTTTTTAATAAAAACTGTTTTAAAAATAAACAACTTAAATTTTTTATTACAGATTTGTCCTTGTGATCTTCGGATTCAGTTTCTTTAAATATTACTTCTTCTTTATTAAGATCACTTCTATATGAAGTAATTCCAACAAATCCTCTAATACATCCAGTAAAAGAAAAATCAGTCTTTCCAGTATAAGTGATTATTTCATCATCAATTTGTAAGAGTCCGTAAGATTTTGGAAATCCATTTGTTCCAGATGATGAAGGATCAACATTTATTGTTGTAGAGTCAAAATTAATATCTCCATTTAATACTACAGTTTCTGAAAGATTAGTAGTTTCATCTAATTTTATATACTTATCAATATTTTGAATGAGATCAATTGGGCCACTTTGATATTCTTGCCCAAGATAATACTGTTTTAAAAATTCAGAAATAAGTGGAAAGTCTTCCTTAACATACAAAGGAAGTTGATTGGATACAATAGAATTAAATTGGACTCTAGTTTCTGACATTTTATGATTTTCTTCTTAGTATGAAATTGAACCTGATGAACTCGATGAACCAGCAGTGGATGTTGTTGAAGTAGTTGACGATGGTGTAGTTGAGGTAGATTGCTGAATGGTCGTTCTTGATGTTGAAGTTGATGAACCTCCTATTGATGTTCCAGTTGTTACTACTGTTTCTGGACCTCCTGAACGAACCAAATTGCCATTTGGGTAACTAGATGATACAGTATAGTTGGACGCAGATGGATCCAATCCAGATGCTATGTCATCAATTACTGTTTCAAAAATACTGCTACTTATATCTAGTTGCAAATAAAGATCCTGTAATCCGATAACATCATTGGAGTGAGGAATTGCCTCAATTTCAATAATTGGTTGATTATCTTTTAATTTAGCAGCTAAAATATTAACTGGATTTAAAGTAATTGTTCCATTTTTGTAGTTAATAGTGCCAACATTTCTTCTAACAACTGTAGGAGATTGAGATCCAATACTTGGTAAAGTAAAGAAGAAAAGAGAACCAGTGATTCTATTGCTATCTGGAATGTCAGACAGATATACATTGTCTTGTATTCCAGTTATTCTAAATGCGGAAGTTTTTATATTATATCCATTCATACTATTAATATGGAATTCATTACCAAATCCAATTTGATATTCAGCAAATGTATCTACAACTGCTCTAAGATCTCTTCTCATAGCAACAGTAGTGATATTTGATGTCACTGATTCATGACTATCATCAATCATTTTTAAAAACTTACTATATTTAAATCTTGCTCCATATTTGTTTAATTCAGTTGACTCAGAGTATTTTGTTGTATTATTCTGAACGATTGTAGAAACAAATGTTGACGATGGTGCAAGATTTGAATTATAATAAACTTTTGAATTTACTTCCAAATACAAATACTTAAGATCTAAAATTTCGGGAACAATTCCAGCAACCGAATATTTTTTCAATTTTGTTTTAATATTTTCTTTAATTAAATTTGGAATAAAATCACCAAATCTTGGTTTGATACTAATAAAAACTTTTCCATATTGAGGAGGAACTAAATCTTCACCACCAAAGACTGATATTGATTCAGTCTCCGGATAAATTTTTGCTGGGATGATAGTTTCATAATCATTAGCAGTCAGTGCTC